CTTATAACGGCACAAACACTAGAATTTAATACTGATTTATTATCTTATAACCCTATTAACCCATAAAGCTTTATTTTGTCAAAGCTCAGAAGTTTTTTCTGACCATTATTGAACCACCATAGATGGGCCTCTCGTGAGGTTCGTCGATCTCTGGTATTTGAAGGAATGTTGTTTGGTACTGTTGTATTTTGTCCTCAAACATAGACCCAAACTTATTGGTCCTAGTTTTAGGTATTATTTCCTCAACCAGCTCTTTCAAAAATCTAACCATAGCCTTTACATCCTTATTTTGAACATTTAAATATAGATGACTTAGTGTTAGCAGCAGACTATCTTTCTTTGTATCAGTCAAATGAACTTCTTCCTGAACTAAAGGTATTATAAGTCCACCAGTCAGATCATCGAGTTGTTTCAAAGCTACAGGGTCGTTGGATATTCTATATAGTGAATGAGGAGAATAATAAGATTTTCTTAGAAATCGAGTTGCCAAGTTTCTTTTACCTATAGTCAGGTCGTTCTGATCTAATCCTGTAGTCATATTATTCAGAAATTCTGATATGACTTCAGACAAATCATCTCTGTTTTTCTGTACCTCCATAGCTAAAGATCTAATTCTATTATACTTATCACTCGGTTTGTCATGACTTATTATTATGTTTCCTAATTTGAGCCTCTGCTCTTCATTCAACTTCAGTGATCTGCTGATTAAAGCCTCTGTTCTGGCATTGTAGGTTGCTTCATTTAAGAAGTCTATGGAATCTGGTATGTCTACCACAGGCATTGAATCATATTTTGATTTTATGTCACCAACTTCTATTCTGTTTTCAAAAATCATATCCATGAAATCAATCCTGGATTTGTTCTCTATGTCAATACCTAGTGACTGTAACTCATCGTGCACGTCTTTTTCAAGATAACTTATGCCTTTATCAGACAAAAACTTCCTTGAGCTATTCAATCTGTAAGGCAAGTATAGAAACATGTTTGTTTTTGTTCCTATTATCCTGCTGTCTAGGATGTAAGTAGATAAGTTCATGCAATGAAGATACGAATCAGACACTATTGGAGAGAAAATCATTTTCTTCATATTTCTTTGTAAAGCCAAAGACGTGTCAACCACTCCAAAGCATAAGAAAAAATCCCCTGAATTTGTCCTCAATTTTTGTCTTTGATCATATTGCATATAATCTTCATAAAACCCAGGGGCCCTGTTAAATAACTCTCTAATCACTTGGACATTATTTTCATTCGATTCGAAAGAACTATCCAAATCATTCATGAATTCTCTGATGATCAAGGAGTCAGACACTCTGAGATCGTCACCGTAAGTCCTCATGTCTGATAGCTTAATAGGCATGTAAAGGTCAGACTCAGTCTGCATGATTGCATTTTTGAGTTTGAATTTGTATTTTTTGTCACCGTTTGATTCGAATATCAAGAAATTTTTCTTGTTCAAAGTCCTCTCGAGTTTGTTAACTTGCACTCTTATATTATCACCTAAATCACTATCCAATGAAGCCTTGCAGATTAAGCAGTAAGACATCCTCATAACCAGATCAGACCATTCATCCTCATACTGATTTATTCTAGGAAATATCGACAGAGTGGTTGTCTTAACTAAGCAAGACCACTCATAGAACACATTCATATCACTGAATATTATATGAATCATTCTCAGCAGAATGATTATATAAACACTGCATCCAAGGCAAGATTGATTTATTACTGTACCATCTTTTATATTCCTAAATTGCTGATCTAAAAGGTTGTCCAGAGTGTTGACACTGAATGATCTGGTGTCCATGAAGGGATATAGGAGATCTTGAAGCTTCATTGGACTCATATCTAAACAGATAGAGCTGACAGCATAATTCAAATCTTTCAACATTCTATACAAGGTGCTGAAATTCATCCGTATCATGTTGCTAGAGCTAAATTTGTTGAACATTGAGTAATCTCCAGCATCTTCTAAGAGTATCAGAGAAGTCTGATCCATACCTATCCCTTGTGACATTTGAACCATAGCAGCATAGGCATTTTCTTTTGACATTCCAGACAAAGTCGATCGGAATTTCAAAATCTCGGGATCAGAAACATCATACAACAAGAACTTGTTCATTTTAGTTAGTGACTCATCACTTGATATTGCAGAAAAATCGGTGTAGCCTAAGACATCTCTCAACCCTTCGGAAATCTCTTCATCTGTCTTAACTGAAGAAGTGATATCCTCCCAAATGTATCTAACGGGCAAGAACTTTTTCCCGCCTATTAGATCCATGCCTTTCATATTGTATGAGTAAAGCTCACTATTCCTAAAGTTACTAGATAAGTCATCAATGTCATATGAAAACTCTTCACTGAATTCTTTGCTTGTGTTCAAGACTACTCCACATAATTTGCTGAGATCTTCTTTTGAGTTAGAATCTGTCTCCAGGTCCAAAATATCCAAAAAGTTAGAAAACCCCTTAAGTCTTATAACACAGGTGTCAAAGGTTTCAAGAGAGAATCTCTGTCCTTTCAGGCTGTATATGTGTCTACCGTTGGAGTATTCATAAATACCGCCTCTAAGATCAATTTCATTCAAGTTGACATTGGTTTTATATCCTATTATGTTTCTACATTCTCGTGTTCTATAATAACCCACCCTATTGTTTTCATTTATGCCAAAAGACATCGTTTCACTTTCGTCAAAATTCTTTGTAACAAAGTTAATATTTAAAGTTTCAAACAACATTCCTATGTATTGAGTTGCTTCAGCGGAGAGAACAAATGATTCTTTAGTTGGTGATATTGTTGTCTCTATAACCTCTCTCTGTTTTATCTTGAACATTATAAAATGATCATCTACTTTAGTCAACATTTCGCCTATACCAACCCAGCCTGACTCTGTTCTAATCTGCCTCTTGACCCACATAGAATAATTTGTGTAATCTTCAAGATTGATGTTGTGCTTTCCTCTGGACATACTTGTATACATGAATTCTGCAACTTTCATACCATCCAGATGTTTTCTACTTTCCTTTTCACACTCCAATATAGTCTTATAGCCCATTTTTTTGTTCAATACGAGCTGGTTTAAATACTCCAATCTGCTATATATGACTGATCTTCTTAAACACAGAGCAGTCATCCAATCCTTTATAGTGTTGTCAAAATCTGTCGTTAGACGGGCTATGGGACTTTTATTTATAAATCTGTAAGATGTTTCCCTGATTGTTAATTTGGGGTGGAAATTGTGAATTAAATAAGAATGAAGGCCTGATTCATCATAAAGATTTCTACTATCCCCCGGCATAGAAGCATATATATGAGCTGTCTTATTAACGTTTTTCTTAAGATAAGTTATGAAGGCATGAATTGATTTGATATTCATTGGAACATTCATTGAATGAATGTAATTTTCTAGGGCTTTCAATTCCATCCCGAATTCATAACCTGAATTGAGATACTTTTTTAATTCTGGCCTGCAGATATGAACAGATAGAGTTAAGGTATCCTTGTCAATCAATGGTATGCTGTTATACCTCGTAATATTCAATACACATGGCTTGTCAGTATGTTGAACTTTCACAACAGGATTAAAATCTGGATGACCTTCCAAAAAATCATAGTAGTCCGAGCAAGTGGAGTACTGGCTATTTAATAGAGATACAAGATTTTGATTTCTCATAGAGTCTGTCACCTCTCTATTGACTATACTATTTATTAAAGTATTAACATTTGTATTCCCAAGTACAGTCTTAACAGCATTGCCCGAGGCCATTAGTAATGTGTCTAGAAATCTTTTAATATCGTTTTGCTGCAACAGAGAAATTGCAAAATTTTCATCTTTAGTCATTGCTTTCATCCAAAATAAATTCATTAGAGAGTTCCTTGTCTTATTCTGGGCAAAGAACCATTCATTATCCTCAAACTCAGGCAACTCTATTTTCTCAAATATTTCAAAGTGATGTGGGACTCTTTCCCTCCTCTCGTACTTTAAAATGGGCATGCCATCTTCAAAACTACAATCCATCTCCGTCAGCATGCAGTCTATATACTTCATAAACATAGGCTTGTCATACCTGTAGAATCTATATTCATCTATATTGCTGCCAAAAGACAAATAAAGCTGAGGCATACTGTCAACGAAACCACCTAAAGCTGGAGGCAGACTATGCCAATTTACTCTGTAGAAATTTCTATACATATTGGACATTATTATCTGAACATAGTAAGCCATTGTTATACTACCTCCGTTGGTCAGAAGCTCAATACTCTTCGATATGATTGTTTTGAAATCAACACTAAGGCCTTTGCCACTAGGTATGAAGCTGATGTTTTGAACAAATTTAGATATAAGAGGCAGAAACTGATTGTTGATGTATAATATGCTTAAAAATTCCATGTACATTTCAGAAGTCACACATTTTTTAGCCGACATTAGATGATTTATTAGCTTTGATATTTGCTCATGTTTGCTCAGAACAAAAGGAACGTATTGCTTATCTGAAAGAAGACATCTGCCGCAACTGTCATCAGAATGCCCAACAAAATCAAGGACACACACTACACCGTTCATCCCTAAAGTCTTCTCGACTATGTATTTGGTCAGATATTGACCACCGACATGCATCAATGAGGACAAATAATTGAATATGCCCATCACAAAGCTATAATTCATTTCAAAATAAGCCGAATCTTTTTCATTGTCATATTTAAAATACTTTCTATATTTCTCATTTTGAGGATTGCTTAAGAAAACATCTACTATCTTCTTCCTGCTATGGATCTGTTTCTTTTCATGCCTCAAGAAATAATTTACGACTGATTTCACAAAGTCATCAGGCAAAACATCAGACATACCCATTATCATATATATGTACTTTTCAGGACTGCTTCTAGGGGCCCACTTTCTACAGTCCATTGTCATAAACGTAACCTCGTATTTCCCCTTCTTCTCGAACAGTTTGTGGTGTATTATTCCTGCTCTTTTCGATGATGGTATTGATATTAATTCTTCAGGGAAAAATGTACAAATGAAACCGAACATCTTCTCAATAGGAAATTGGTACAACTTTGTATCAAAATCCATGACAAATATTTCTCTAGGACCCGATCTCTGTATCTTATCAACAACATGGAAAATGCAGTATTCAAGCTTTTTATCTGTCTGTTCTGAGAAGAAATCTCTGTTTAATTTCTCTACCTTTCTGGCAACCTCTTTATGGTCATCACTGGATAACACAATGTCTATCAACTCTTGTAGTTTTCCTTCCTCTTGAAGTATTTTCTTGTAAACAATGTAATAACCTTTTTTCCCAAAAAAGTCATGTGGGTTTGTCCTATCCCTTAGTCCCCTATTGTTGGCCATATTATCTATGGGATCAGACATCAATTTGCTCCAATTGAGAGATATGGTGTGCATTACTTTTTTATGCTTTATCTTTGACGAGAGTATTTTGCCGACTGCATAACAGGTTTCTTTGTTGTATGAAAAGTCATTGTCATCTGCATCTTCGTCCCACTTCACTTCATGGATTATCTTTTCTTTCATCTTTTCATGGCTGTCGTGTGTTTCCATTATATTTTTCAGATTTGATGCTTGTTCTAAACTCTGGTCAACCGGTGCTTTAGTCATCATGTAGGTTGAATAAATCATAAAAGTAAAGGCATCAACATTGGCAACTTTGAATCCAGTCATGGGATTTCTCATATTCACAAGATCGAAAGCATCCTCTTCAAGACTTTTGGTTTCTTTCCACTTAAGGACATCGATTGTGTATTGTTTGTAATTTTTAAGTATATTGAGCTTTATTAAGTTCTCAAAATAAGTATAATTTTTAGTAGCAAATTCGGGGAGCATTTCAGACAATCTGGAGTACTCTCCCACAGCATTCACAATTATATATCTCAAGCTGTGCAGCACTGCTTCAGTTTTCCTCCTGTTATGAAGCATAAGTAAAACTGGTAGAGTCAGTATTCTCTGACATTCCTTCTTACCATATTTGTCTCTCAACATGCAATAGGTGCTAAGCAATTTATATTCTGCACTGAGGTAATCAAGAGGTATTTGTTGATGCCATTGAGTCCAAGGCGTTTCTTCATATAGAACACCGTTGTGCTCAAAAACTCTCTTGTTGCCGTTAAAGATTGTTATATTACTGCTTGCAGGATAAATGAATTTAAAAAGTTTTGTCTTACGAGTTCGGCTTATTTTTTGGCCTCCTCGTACGAAAAGCATGCAGTTTTCTAATCCTAAATGATCAACACTCATGTAATCACTATTAGCAGTATAATTGGAAATGGACAGTAAAGTGTAAGACAATCTAGACAACATCGTTAAACAACTGAATATCATTGTATTTTTTATTTCTGAATAATACAATTTTAGGTTATCGTTCATCATCCCTTTCATATCCAAAAACAATTTAGGATCGTTTTTGGGATGAGGGATGTCAAAATTGGAAGATATATCTTTGCCTTCAGACCAAATTTCTCCATATAGATCCTCAAAGTCAAGCTTTATATCTTCACTATATCCAAAAATGTTGAATCCTCTGTTTTTTCCCCAATCTTTTTCTTCTTTCATGGCTTCTTTTATATCAGCATTAAGATTGATTCTACCTCTGTTCCTAGAGGATATTTTTTTGTCAAGAACTTTTTTTGAGGCTACGAGTGAGTCCTTCAACTCTGTTAAGTACGCAAGTGTTTCACTGTCTGCAGTAGCTTTTATGTGATTCCATTTTTTTATTTCTCCGAATTTCTCTATAACTTTCTGAAAGTATGATTTGTTTCCTTTCCTAAGTTTTGCTAATTCAAATTCAAATTCCTTAGTTCCTAATTCTGTTTTTTTGAAACCAAACAATGAATCAGATTTATTAGCCATTATATCTCTAAGCAATCTTATACTTTTTGATTTAGTGTTGTAAAGGAAATCAAGATTTATTTTGGAGTCATAAGGAACTTGCCTAAGATTGGATGTGTCGGGAAAAATGTTGAAGCTTCTTCTAGGATTGTAAGAAACAGGAGGTATTGATTTGTCATCTAGTGCATTTGTTGATTTAAGCTTGGATCCATATTTCATTATAGCTGTGTCAATCTCATCTGACGTATTCGGGTTAGCCATTTTCCCTTTTGATTTGCTTTTCATCAAGAAATCCTCCAACGATTTGAAGTCATCCAGTGACATAAAATCGTTTCTTTTGTAATTTTTAGCATGACCTATTTTGTGAGGCTCTGCTTGCTCATCTGTTGGATTGCAGTGAGATATTTCAAAAGGCTGTGCTTCTCTGTTGTCATAACAGGGGATCAGCATTTCATCAAAGCCAGTCAAATTGTTTATTTTTCTGAAAAAATTCTTGTATAAACACCACTCTAGACTGATGTTCATATCAAGCATTAAGTCAGCCCCCGATACACCTTTGAAGGATGGAGCTAGTATAGCATTAAGCTTTGTAAATTTCATTTTGTAATTTTTGTCTTGCTGTATGTTGGCAGCTGATATAGCTGAAATAGCTTTGTACCAATTTATCCTGTTGCATGTTATAGTTTTGAATTCCCAATGCGGCTTTGATTGCAGTTTATCTATTTTAAGAGATGCCTCTGGGAAATCTCTCTCAAAATACTTCACGAAATTCACTGCCATAAGATGATCAACAGTCCTGTCGACAGAAGATCTCCATTGCTCTAAATAATCAAGGAATTTTGAATCTACTTGACCGGGTGTTATGGATTGTATCCTCTCTACATTTTTATCCATAGAATCATCCATTGCATAGATGATTGGAATGTAATCTACATCGTAACCTATGTCTTCTAATAATCTAACCTCTGCTTTATATTTACCTTCATATTTGCTTGTGCCTTTGTTATACATCCCCTTATAAATACTGTTCACAACACTGAATTCGTATATTTGCAAGCTTTTATCTTTTATAATTACACAATCCGGAGTTTTCCTTGATGGTATTAAAGTGCTCAAATCAAAGTCAGTTCCAAAACTCTGGTCTATGTTTTTGTATTGATTCATCATGAGATAACCGAATGTATCGTGTCTTAACTTTAAGCACTTGTCTATTACGGATAAATCCTCTGAATTCAGATGACTCTTACTTTCCATCAGATGCATGAATGAATAAGTTATAGACATCATATTGAACAAGCATTCCAATTTAGGCCTCTTTCCTTCAAAGTTGTTTATGCAATACAGTAGTGTCCTGGATTCAACTAGATCAATCATCCTTGGGGTTAAGCAGCAGCTCCTCTCTAAAGTCGCCTTGTCTTCTTCCACCATATCTGCCCAAGCTCCTTGCATCTCAGTTGGAAAGGTCAAAATAGGCGGATCATTTATCAATACTTGTTCAGATTCATCTATGAAGGTAGTGTTAGTTGAAATTGAAGCTATAGAACCACTTTCCATGCCATCCTTGTCGTTAGATTGCAATTGAGGTATGTCCTCTTCAATCTCCAATTCGATATTAAGCTCATCCTCTAAGCTTGTGTCATTGCTTTTGATTTTCATTATTATCATGTCACTTTCAGAGCCTTCTTTGGTTATATGGACAATCCTATTTTTGAATAGTATGAAAAAACTGTTCCTACCCTTCATATTTATATTGTTCAAATGATATATGGCTGATCCGGAGTTTATAAAAAAATGAATTGCCAAATTGTCTTTCACAAGACATTTATTCAAGAGGTCGCAGGTTTCAGATGATATTATACTGGGGATGAAGTCGAATTGAGTGTATTGCAAATTGTTTCTTATGAGATCTTTACACTCAACAATGCTGCAGGGTAAGTTGTTCTCTAACTTGGCTAGGTATAGTATGGTTGTTAATTGGGCTCCTGATTCTGTCTTTATATATCTGGCATACTTGTTATCATCAAAGCAGGATTCTAAATCATTCCTCAAATAAATGCAGCACTGAAGACCTGGTACCTCATATAAACAACTGTCAACGTCTTCCTCTTCAGTATGAACACTTTCAAAATCTATTGGCTCAGTGTCATGATGGTCTGGCTCAGGACTGTAATGACCTCTTTCAAGTACATATATCAAATTGCTCAATTCATCATCTTTGTATTGAACAGTCATTACACAGTCCTTTGTTTTCTCCTCTACTATCTCGAATACATAAGGATCGTCAACAGTATCAAAGCAAAAGAAATATTTGACATCTCTTATTATCCTATCAAATTTAAAGCTTATATAGTCAATGTTGTAGAACGTATAATCGGACATAACCCTGTACTGGTTGCCACAGACAAATACGTATGATAACTCATGCTCTAGAAAGTATATCAAATCATACCAGTCTGTGATACCTGACCCTATGTTCCAGAGATCATCAGGTAGGTCTTGCATAGACTCGAGAAACTTTTCAGTCCTCACTTTCTGCCCATTGAAGGCAGGCTTTACGAAATACTTGTAGTCTGGAGTAGTCATTTTGAATTTGATTTGATTTATCTTGGTTGGATTGTTATATTGTTTAGTTGCCG